TAGAGGCCTCCACAGTCTACCGTGGATGCAGTAGGTAAGATAGGTCTCATTCAAGAGCCCGGCTTTAAGCTTCGTGCTGTAGCCAACCCTAATAGGGTTTATCAAATTGCTCTAAAACCATTCGGTGATGCTGTTTACAAGGCTTTGCAACAATTGCCTTGGGACTGCACCTTCGACCAGTCGAAAGCAATTCCAGTAGTACAACAACACTTACAAGCAGAATCACGCTGCCATTGCGTTGATCTTTCTGGGGCAACAGATTATTTTCCTCTGTCACTTCAGCTCGATCTTTTGCAAGTGATGTTCCCCAATATGATTGATTATATTGATCTTTTTAAAGATTTATCCAGAAGCAATTGGATAATGGGAGACACAACCATCAAGTGGACAAAGGGTCAGCCTCTAGGACTCTACCCTTCTTTTGGGTCGTTCGCTTTAACTCATGGTATGTTGCTTTATTACCTGAATTCGTATACTCATAACAACGAGTTTTTCGTTTTGGGCGATGACGTAATTATCCTGAATGATGATTTGGCACTTAAGTATTTGAACACCCTTAAGATTCTGGGATGTCCAATATCTGAATCTAAATCAATATCTTCGCGTTATATTGCGGAGTTTGGTGGGAAACTTATCTCGAAAGAGTTTGTTGAACCACAATTGAAATGGAGACAGATGTCAGATGACAACTTTATTGATGTCATTCGACTCTTAGGTTTGCGTGCGATGCGACTACTACGTCCCCAGCAACGTAAAGTTGCTAGGGCCATCTATGACATCCCCGATTTTATGGGTGGTGTTGGTTTAAACCCAGATGGTGTCCCCTTACAGGATAGGATTGAAAAATATCTAACACTGTTTGGAGAAGACGTCAGTACCTTCCTTATGAGCTATGACCGCAAATTTAACCAATTCTTTAATGAAGAGGTTAAAAATGCTGATAATCGTATTGCATCCCAGCAATGGGATGGGTCTCGATTACCCGACCTCGATCAGAAGTCGGCTGCTCTTGTATCCAAATACCTTCCACTCTTTGCAGAAATGTATGGTGTGATGGGTACTAATCTATATTCGGTACTCCCTCAGAAATTGAGGGTTGCCCTACCTATAGATGGATTCACGGGAACTCGTATCACTTTGCTTGAAAAACTACAACGCAAGCTTAGTTTCTAGTAAGTCCTCGGGACGCCCCTTACGGGGCGTCCTCCAAAAAAAAAAATAAAAAA